CGTTGGACAGGGGAGTTAGATAGATTAAGCAAAGGTGAAGATGTGCGTGTTGACAACTTGGTTGACCGCGATAATGATGCGCTTAAAGAAATACGTGAACAGATCAATAAAGAAAAAGCCAATGCTCGTGCTGATGCACAAAAGGCAATTGCATTACAAAACGATAGACTAGCACAGGCCGCAGAACGTAAAACACAAGACATTGCCGCGGCACAAACACGCAAACAGCAGGACATAGCGGCCGCACAAGAACGCTATAAAAATTCATTCGGCAAAGGTAAACTAGACGAGGCAATAACACTAGCACAACAAACCGAGCTAGAAGCAACAGAGACTGCTAAACGAAATGAACTTAGTGTTGCCAGTGCCGCACAACGTGAAATTAAAAATATAAACGCAACGCTAAACAAACGTCTCGCAGATATTGATGCCAAGTATGCACCAGAACTGTCATCAGTAAATGATAGGATACAACAACTACGCAATCAAGCAAATACCAAAACAGATGACATTGATGGTAGGATCGAAGAGCTTGAACAGTTTGTAGATCAAGAACAAAAAGAAATTGACCAAATACGTGAAGAAATTTTTGTGTTTGAAAAAGAATACAGAAAACTAGAAGCAGAAGTAGGACCAATCAAGTACATAGCGGCATTTATATATGATCAAAGTCCAGACCAAAATCTACTAGAAAAGGCAGTACGTTGGGTTATTGTGTTGTTGGTCGTTGTGTTTGACCCACTAGCACTTACACTTATACTTGCTAGTACCAAACAGTTTGAATGGGCTCGCAACAACAAAAAACACGGTGCTGATACTGTGATAGTAAAAGAAGTATATGTAGAACCAGTTTTAAAGACAGATGCTCCAGAAGATGTTACTGAGCTAGAGCGTAACGTAGACGACAAACTAAGGAAAAAGAATGGCTAAACCACAAGAAGAAATTGATCTAATCTGGGCAAAGTACAAGACAGCCCTATCACAACTAGACGAGGCTTTGGACGAGAATGAAGCACTACAAAGTGAGCTTGATCTCGACTTTACAATGCCAGCAGACATTGCTGACCTTGAGGCTAAAATTGAAGCACGACTAGGAACTAATGCCTAACGACTACCAGGAGTCAGTAAACCAACTCTGGGACAAATACAGAACAGCACTACAAAGACTTGATTGGGCACTTGATCAATTAGACAAGCAACAACCCCAACAGGTCGTTGCGGAGTCAAAGTCTGATTCAGCAGACGTGTCAATTGACGATTTTGTCATAGGTGAAGAAGAAGCAACAGATCCTAACATTGCTGTGAAGCGTGGGCTAGATGAAGTAGTCAAGTATCAAAAAAAGAACTACAACATAGAAGCATTCAAAGCATTGCATCCTGGCTTGCCCATATACAGTGTTAAAGTAAGAGCTGATAACGATACTGTAGTAAACACAGCCGAGTGTGGATTCGGAAATCAGTTTCCGATTAGACCAAACAAAGGTGACATGTATATTAGGACAGATTTTTTACCTAATAAATTGTTCAAATGGAACAATAAGAAGTGGATAGAGCTTGACAAGAGCACTACAGACAGTTATACTTACAACGAGGCATACATACAGCATTTGATTACCAAACTTCAAACAGGTGAATATACTGCTGACGATTTAAGCGAAGCTGAACTAGAACAAATTAAACAGATAGTGGGGAAAGATGGATTACAGTAATTTTATAACACCGCCAGATTTTGTAGAAGATGATTTTCATACCGTAACAGTAGTTGATGCGTCTCCTAAGGATGTTGAACTATTGGGCCAAATAGCCAAAGGTACAAACAATGCATACAATGTATATTTGTACCATCAGGGCATGGATGATACTGATTGGTTAGCCAAAGCAATTGAAAAAAGTGACGCAGTAATTGTTAACACTTCTGATCCTTACAATAACGAGGATCTTTGCAAAAACAGCAACGTTTACTACTACGGGACACAAACCTATATCTCCGATGCAACAAAGGTCGACACACCATTTGACTATTTTGCACAACTCGAAAAACAACCAACTAAATAAAAAACTATGGCAACCAACTTTGAAAAGAAACCAGGCAGACCTTTTGGCAATAAAGTAATAGTACAATACGACAACGTAGAAAAGGCTATGCGTAAACTTAAGAAAAAAGTTAACGAAAGCGGTGTATTGCAAACATTACGCTCAAAAGAATTTTTTGAAAAACCCACCACAAAACGCAAGCGCAAGCATGCCGCCGCAGTTCGCAGATGGCAGAAGCAACTATCAGACGAGCGTTTACCTAAAAAGATGTACTAAATGTATATACAGTGGGGCCTTCCACGTGCAAACGGAATACATGCAGTGGGATGGGCTCGTACTGAAATAGAATACGACATTAGAGTTTGGGCAGAACAACACGATATAGATATTGAGCACATTGGTATTAAGAACTGGTGTGTTCAACTGTGCTTGACTACAGAACAAGATTATGTGGATTTTTTAGTATCATTTAATCCAGAACATGCCCGAAGTAAATCATATGAACTAATAAGAGATTGACATTTGATCTCTTATCCTGTATAAATATACGTGTAGTGCCGATAGTCGGGCTACAACATCACAAGTCATAACTTGCTTAATGAAAGGAGAATATTATGACATCATACAAACTTAGTACCTTTGACCTCCCAACTTTATCCGCATCAGTAAACAGACACACTATCGGTTTTGATAGATTGTTTGATGAATTAGGTCGTACATTTGCTAATTCAAAAGCGGAAAATTACCCTCCATACAACATCATCAAAGTCGACGAGCACAACTGGGCAATCCAGGTAGCAGTTGCTGGCTTTGGCGAAGATGAGTTAGACGTTGAATTCAAAGACAACATACTAACCATTACTGGGGAGAAACAGGAAAAAGATGAGCAGGAATATCTACACAGAGGTATCAGTGCTCGCACGTTTACTCGCACGTTTACTCTTAACGATAATGTTAAGATACAAGGTGCAACAGTAGTAAATGGTATCCTGGCAGTCAGCTTAGAGCATATTGTTCCGGACGAACAAAAGCCTAAAAAGATTGCAATTACATTTGCTAAGTAATATAATATAGTGTAACAGCCGGGGGGAGTAACTCCCCCCATTTTACTAACTTGATGATTGCGAGCTATGGGCACAAAAACTGAAATTGTAACAAAAACTAAGTCTAAGACTAAACTTAGTCCGCCAAGTCTTTATAATGTAATTTATGTAAACGATGATGTTACCACAATGGAATTTGTGATGGAGACTTTAAAAGCAATTTTCCATCATGACGAAACCACAGCAGAATCGCTCACCGTTAAAATTCACGACGAAGGCAGTAGTATAGTTAGTACCTTACCATACGAGATTGCAGAGCAAAAAGGTGTAGAAGTTACTGTACTTGCTCGTAACAATGGATTCCCTCTCAACGTTAAACTAGAACCATCGTAAACCATTATGGACGTAATGCTAGATATTGAGACACTAAGCACTCGGCCTGAGTCTGTGGTATTAACTCTTGGAGCAGTAAAGTTTAGCCCGTGGGCGAGTGATGTGAACACTGATGACGGATTGTATGTTCGTGTGAATGTTGACGAGCAACTGGAGTCGGGCAGACATGTGCAACAGGACACAGTAGACTGGTGGGGTAAGCAGGCCGAAGACGTGAGAGAAGAAGCACTAGGTGATCACAATAGAACGGACGTAGAAGAATTTTTAAATCAACTCAACAAGTTTGTTGTTGGTGCAGATAACATTTGGTGCCAAGGTCCTGCATTTGATATTGTTATATTAGAAAATCTCTACAGACAAGTTGGTCGCCCAACGCCGTGGCAGTTTTGGCAAGTACGTGATAGCCGCACATTATTTGGCGTACATGGAGATCCAAGAGACAAAGGCGCCAAAGGTGCGCACAATGCACTTATTGACTGCTATTATCAAGCACAGGCTGTTCAGCAAATATATAAACAACAAGGTATAAAAAAGAGATGAATATAATCTGGGAAAAACCCACAGACGAAATGTTTGAGAAGTATCTAATTTTAGAACTGGAACCAAATTTAATTGATGGTAATCAATTGGATACTTGGTGCATAGTAGAAGCAACCAAGATACCATTGGCAGAAATGACTATGTTGGATCATTGGAAGAAACTACACAGTGAATTTGTAAAAGCAAACAAAGAAAAAGATGCTAAACTTTGCCATGACCTGGCAGAACATTTAACTGGTAAGTTTTGCGGAGAACTAGATACTTTTTACGAAGAAGTTTGTAAACGATTCCATCATCAGCAATACTAAAATCGCACCCCAAGACCAATCTTAAAGTTATTAACTGTAGCCGCCCCGTTAACCACTAGTCTAACCATCATGTACACAGGTCTGTGTTCCCCTTGGAAATAATCTGTTAGATAGTAGTGCGTAACATAGTTTACTAGAAAAAACAAATCCACTGTGTCCTTATCTGGATGCTCTCCCAACAGTGGATTACGTTCCCTATATCCCTCATCATACCTACTGGCCAGATCTCTTGTGGTCAAGTGATCCAATGCTATTGCG